CTTCCGATCTATGAAAAAATTGCCATGGACGAAGCGCTGACAATGATGCAGTCGTTGAGCAATGGCATGACTGAAGGGTTGCAGCTGGCGGCCAAGGCGTTCAAGAGCAACCAGCCGAACGACTTGATGAGCAAGATCGAAGACACCCGTGGCCTGAACGAAGGCATGGGTGCCCAGCTGCAGCGCGTAACTGGCGCATCGCCAGACACATGGTTTGGCAAAGGACTCGATTACTACGCCACAGCCGTGACTTTGCCCGGTCGCATGATGATGACCGAGGACGAGTTCTTCAAGGGTGTGATGTACCGCATGGAGCTGAACACACAAGTCACACGCCGCAGCAAGCAAGTCTACCGAGACGCGCTTGACAACGGCGCAGACGATGCGACAGCGCTGGCCAAGGCAGAAGCTGAAGCTGCGAATCTGTTGGCAAACCCGCCTGCCGATCTGGATGAGGCTGCCATGCTGTTTGCTCAGAAGGGCACGTTCACCGCCGAGCTGCCACCAGTTTTGCAAAAAATGCAAGACTTTTTTGCACTGCCTGCATTCAAAGTATTGGTGCCGTTTTTCAAGACCCCGGCCAACATCGGCCTGCAAGTCATTGAGCGCACCCCATTTGCCCCGCTGTCCAGCCAGTGGCGCGAAGAGATCGCCAAGGGTGGCGTGTACCGCGACATGGCTTTGGGTAAGTTCACCATGGGCTCAGCCCTGATGGCCACGTTTGCAGCCGCATCAGCCGAGGGCAAGATCACTGGCCGTGGCCCAGGGCGCGCAGCAGACCGCGAGGCTTTGATGCGCACAGGCTGGCAGCCGTACAGCATCAAGGTGAACGACAAATGGTACAGCTATGCAGGCATGGAACCCGTCTCGGCTTTGCTGGCCATTGCTTCTGATTACGCTGAATATGCGCAGCATGAACCTGATGCTGACAAAGTCAAAGAGGTTTTTATGGGCGCGACGTGGGGGCTGTACAGCTACCTCAAGGAGCAGCCATACATGCAGGGCGTTGCTGAAATTTCCAAACTGACAGGTGGAAATGAGCAAGGCGATTTTGATGGCGAACGAGTGTTCAACGAAATCATCAAACAGTTTGGAGGCTTTGCCATCGGCGGCTCGCCTGCTGGCGCATACGGATCGCTGGTCGCAGGCATTGAGCGCATGCTCGACCCCACGGCCAAGGACACCCGCGCATCTGACCTGCCGATGGGCGTCAAGGGCTTTACCGAGGCGTTCAACAAATACCGCAGCCGTCTGCCCTACTTCAACGAGGCTTTGCCTGACCAGCTCAACATCTGGGGCGACCCGATCAAGCAGGGCCAAGGCAAGCCCTACGAGCTGGTGCTGCCAACCCGTGTGACAAGCGACCAGTTCTCTGAGGTGGACGACTTGCTGGTGCGCATGGGCTCGCCGGTCGGCATGCCCGAGCGCAAGATGAGCGGCGTCGAGATGGACTCGGTGCAGTACAACCGACTGCTGACCATCTACGGCAAAGAGCTGAACGCCAAGGACGCACTGCTGGAAGTGATGAAGCAGCCAGGCTTCAGCATGATGAACCTCGACGACCAGCAGCGCTTCATTCAGCAGACGCATTCGCAGTTCATGCAGCAAGCTCGTCAACAGTTAATGCTTGAGTTCCCAGAACTGCAAGCCAAAAAAGACAGCTTGGACGACATCCGAAAAGCGCAAGGGCTGTTTTACAAACCCGATTGATTCAATACAATCTACCAACCCGAGGACTGATTTATGGCCATCCCAATTTCCAATGTGACGCGCCGAGTCGTGTATGAAGCAGACGGCACCGGCCCGTATGCGTTCACCTTTGAGATTCTTGCAAACACCGACATCGCTGTTTACAAGGACGACGCGCTGCTGACTTTGACCACCGACTACACGGTGACCATCGCGTCGAACGGCACGGGCTCAATCACGCTGGTGGCATCGCCAACTGGCGCGGATCAGATCGCCATTGTCGGCAACCGCACAATCCAGCGCACCACAGACTTTGTGACTGGCGGCGACTTCTTTGCCAACACGGTCAACGACGAGATGGATCAGCAAACCATCTTTGCGCAGCAGAATGCCGAGGGCTTGAGCCGCGCTTTGACTGCGCCGCAGACCGATCCGACCACCATCAACATGACGCTGCCACGCGCGTCGCTGCGCGCCAACAAAACGCTGGGCTTTGACGGCGATGGCAACCCAGCGCTGGGTGAGACGCTTGGCACAAACCGTGGCAACTGGGCAAGCGGCACGCTGTACTACGTCCGAGACATTGTCAAGGACACCAGCAACAACAACATCTGGCAGTGCCTGACACAGCACACATCGACAGGCTCGCAGCCGATCAGCACCAACACAGACTCGGCCAAGTGGTCTTTGCTGGTTGACGCTGCCAGCGCCAGCACATCGGCGACCAACGCCGCGGCTTCGGCATCGGCTGCTTCCACATCAGCCACAAACGCAAGCAACAGCGCAAGCGCTGCCAGCACGTCTGCGTCCAACGCCTCGACAAGCGCGACCAACGCAGCCAGCTCGGCCACATCTGCAAGCAACGCGCAGACCGCAGCCGAGGCAGCACGTGATCAGACGCTGGCTGTGTACGACTCATTTGACGACCGCTACCTGGGCAGCAAGACAAGCGACCCAACGGTTGACAACGACGGCAACGCGCTGGTGGCTGGCTCGCTGTATTTCAACAGCGTGTCTGGCATCATGAAGCTGTACACCGGCAGCGCATGGGTTGCGGCTTATGTGCAGGGCGTGGCGTCCAGCATCAACTTCACCCCAGCTGGCGCTGTTGCAGCCACCAACGTGCAGACGGCCATTGAGGAAGTTGACAGCGAGAAGCTGGCCAAGGCGAGCAACCTGTCTGACTTGGCCAACACGGCCACAGCTCGGACAAACTTGGGTCTGGCCATCGGCACTGATGTGCAAGCGTATGACGCTGACACAGCCAAGACCGATGTGGCCCAGTCATTTACTGCAGCCCAGCGCGGCTCGGTGTTTGCACTCACTGACGGCGCGACAATCACCCCTGACTTTGCTGTAGCCAACAACTTCTCTGTCACCTTGGGTGGCAACCGAACACTGGCTAACCCCACAAACTTGGTTGCTGGTCAGTCTGGTGTTATCAAGCTAACTCAAGATGGCACTGGCGGTAGAACGCTGGCCTTCGGCAGTTACTGGGACTTCGCAGCAGGCACTGCGCCAACGCTGACCACTGCCGCCAACGCCGTGGACATCTTGGCCTACTACGTGGACAGCACGACCAACATCACGGCCCGTCTGATCGGGGATCGCAAATGAGCGTAATCAACGCCATCCCACTGCTCTTGGGTGACGAGGGCTACAACATCAGTCGTTCTGTGCGGCTGCGTTCAAGTGCGTCTGCTTACTTCAATCGGACACCGGGAACTGCGGGGAATAGACGCACTTACACATACAGTGCTTGGATCAAGCGCGGTCTGTTTCAAGCGTCTTTCTTTATGCTTGGTGCAGATGATGGCTCAATCTATTCAAACATCGGCTTCATTTCTGGTGATTATTTTGGGTTCAACCATGTGCCGAATACTGGGGGCACTGTGTACCAATGGCGCACCCAAGCCGTGTTTCGTGACCCGTCTGCGTGGTATCACGTTGTTTGCGCGATAGACACAACTCAGGCTACAGCGGCCAACCGAATTCGCATCTACGTCAACGGCACAGAGCAGACAAGCCTAGTTGATGCTACGGGCTATGGCGCGATCCCGCAGAACACAGACACGTTCATCAACTCTGTGCAGTCGCACATGATGGGCCGCTTCATTCGCGGAGCAAACAACCAGTTCGACGGCTACCTCACCGAAGTCAACTTCATTGACGGCCAGCAGCTCACGCCCGCTGCCTTCGGTGAAACCGATGCCATCACTGGCGTATGGAAGCCTAAGAAATACGCTGGCACATACGGCACAAACGGCTTCTATCTGAATTTCTCAGACAACAGCGCAGCTACAGCAGCAGCGATTGGCAAGGATAACTCTGGCAACGCCAACAACTGGACACCAAACAACATCTCGGTGACTGCTGGTGCGACCTACGACAGCATGATTGATGTGCCTACGCTGTACGCTGATGGCGGCAATGGGCGGGGGAATTATGCTGTTCTGAATCCGCTTCAATCGCGGTCTGCGCCATCTCGTGCAAACTTGGAATTTACACAGCCTAACTCTGGACACGGGCCGACTGTTGGCACTATGGCCATGACTTCTGGCAAGTGGTATTGGGAAGTTGAGGTCACCACATTTAATAGTGCATCGTCAGCTATTCACATCGGAATTGTCGGCGATAACTATCCGTTTGCTTCCGGCAACTACATCGGTAACACGGCCACAAGCTACGCCTATCGTCACAACGCATTTAAGTACAACAATGCTTCTGCGTCTGCGTATGGCGCGAGCTATACAGCGGGCGACATCATTGGCGTGGCGCTAGATTTGGATGCTGGCACACTGACCTTCTACAAAAACAACGCATCTCAAGGAACTGCCTATAGCAGCATCTCTGGAACTTTTTATCCTGCTGTCTCCATTGAACAAGCAGGCTCAACATCAACCATTCAGATCAACTTCGGCCAACGCCCCTTCGCCTACACCCCACCAACAGGCTTCAAGGCTCTGAACACTCAGAACTTGCCAGCACCTACTATCCTGAAGGGGAATAAGTATTTTGATGCTACGACTTGGACAGGTAATAACGTCAACAACCGATCAATCACTGGCGCAGCATTTCAGCCTGATCTTGTGTGGACAAAGGCGCGAAGCGTTGGTTATGACGCGCTGATTACGGATGCTGTGCGCGGCTCTGGCCGATCACTCACGCCGAGCAGCACAGGGGCCGAGGTACTGAATAACGTCAACGGCTATGTCAGCGCGTTCAATGCAGACGGGTTTACTCTCACACAGGGCGCATCGTCCATTGTGTCAGTCAACGAATCTGGTCAAACCTATGTCGGCTGGCAATGGAAAGCCAACGGCTCCGCAGTCACCAACACCTCTGGCTCTATCACTTCACAAGTGAGTGCTGGTACATCACAGGGCTTCTCTGTGGTGACTTATACGGGTAACGCAACGAATGGTGCGACTGTCGGACATGGTCTTGGTGTTGCGCCCAAGATGGTGATTATTAAAAATAGGACGGCAGCAACGGTAGGCGCACAAGCTCAGCACTGGATTGTTTACAACTCTAATTTATCTGGCAGTCTAACTGCATCGTCAACAACTTTCACATTACCGGCAACAGCCAATGTGTTGCAATTGAATTTAACGCTTGCGGTTAATTCGTACGGCATGGACGCTCAGGTTAATGGAACTGGGTATAACTATGTCGCCTACTGCTTCTCAGAAGTCGCTGGTTTCAGCAAGTTCGGCTCGTACACTGGCAACGGCAGCGCGGATGGGCCTATGATTTTTACGGGCTTCCGTCCTGCATTTGTGATGATTAAACGAACTGACAGTACGGGAAGCTGGGAAATGATGGACACTTCCCGCGATACGTACAACCTAACAGGCAAACAATTGTTTTCTAATTTGTCAAATGCTGAGTTTGCTGGTGGCGTTTTAGACCTAATTTCAAATGGCTTTAAACTTCGTGATGGTTCAACGGCGCATAACGCCAGCGGAGGCACATACATCTATGCCGCCTTTGCTGAAGTGCCAGCGAAATATTCTTTGGCACGTTGAAAATTGAAAGGAAAACCCATGTTTCAACTGAATAACAAACCTCTCGGCATTGACACTGCTTTTACAACTGCTGATGGTACGCAGTATCCAAGCAACTGGCTTCGCCTTGCAAGTCCAGAGGAACGAGCCGCCATTGGCATCACTGAAGTGGCTGACGAGGACACATCTTTTGACCCTCGCTTTTACTGGAGCAAAGGCAACGCCAAGGCTTTGGAAGACAAGTTAGAAGTCAAGCAAGACGGCACACCTCTGATGGTTCAGGTCTATGACGAGGCAACAAACTCAATGGTTGACACTGACAAACAAGTGGTGACTAAGGGCTTGAAGTCGCAGATGATCGCTCAAGTCAAGGCTACTGCTGGCTCGTTGCTTGCCGCTACCGATTGGAAAGTGGTTCGCGCTTCTGAAGGTGTGAAGGCTGTGGACGCTGACACACTGGCTGAACGCGCCGCCATCCGCACTGCCTCTGACGCAAATGAAGCCGCGATTACTGCTTGCACAAGCGTGACCCAATTGGCTGCACTCAAGCTGACTTGGCCCGTTTAAAATAAGGAATCTTTGAGGCGTGAATATGGACAACCAACAACTTTTTAACCTCGTAGTATCGGTTGCAGGGTTTCTTGCGGTATTCGTGTTCTATCAAGTCATGCAACGCTTGCAACGCCTTGAAGACAATCTGAGCACACTTGAGAAGCAACTACCTCACGACTATGTGACCAAGGATGACTATCGTGCTGACATTAAAGAAGTCAAAGACATTCTGCGACAAATCTTTGATAAGTTAGATGGTAAGGCAGACAAATCATGAAAGATTGGGCAATAGCTTTCGTGGCTGCTGCCCTTGTTTCTTGTTTGTGTATTTGGGCTGCTTTTTCAATTATGCCGATTCTTCAGTGGGTGCTTAGATGATTGGTATGCTGCTTGATCCAGAAGCCGCCCTTGATGCGGTTAATAAGGCGGTGTCTCTGGTCAAAAAGGCCAGTGCTACAGCGCAGAGTGTGGAGTCTCTGGCCCCCATGCTGGGCAAATACTTCGACGCCAAGGCCAACGCCATCGCCTCGGCTGAAGCTGCCAAGGCTGGCACGTTCGGCGGCTCGTCCATGGGCAAGGCTCTGGAGATCGAGCTGGCCATCGACTCACAGAAAGAGTTTGAGGAAGACCTTAAGCGCCTGTTCTGGAACGCCAACAAGATGGACGTGTGGCAGAAGATCAAGGCCCGTGCCACAGTGATGGAGGCCGAGGCTGCCAAGGCCGCAGGCAAGGCCAAGGAAGACGCCAGGCGCAAGAAGCAAAAAGACAAGGAAGAGCTGGAGGTGGCCATCGCCGTGATCCTGTCTGTCGTGATCTTTCTCATCTTGATGTGGGGCGGCTGGGAGCTGTTCTCTTTCTGCCGCAAGAACGGGTGCTGACAATGTGTGGAAATTCATCAAGTGGTTTGACGTTGGCACAGATTGGAAACTTGGCTTTGACAGGTTTCTCAAGTTTTGCTGTGGAGCCATCATCGCCCACCACTTGCTGGACATCCTCTATGTTTTGCCGGTTAAGGACTCCCAGTCGATCATTGATTTCATAAAGTCCAACATTCCATTTGGAGGCCAATGAAAGTCCTGAAAATTTTATTGCTGTGCATGGCCTTGACGGCGTGCCAAGAGCAGTACCGCTATTTCTGCCAGAACCCTGACAACTTCTACAGGGAGCAGTGCCAGAAGCCGCGCTGCCAGTTCACGCAGACCTGCCCCGAGTATCTTGTCGCACCCATTTTGGAGAAGCAAATTGAGCAAACCAGACCAGCCTCAGAGCCGACACCTGTCCGCTGACGAAATCGAAGTCAGGATATGGGGATTTGTGGTGATCATGATCACCCTTATCTTGACGTTCATCGTCTTTGCGTTGCTGTACTCGGTGACGTTTGTGACGCAGCCGATCAAGTCAATGGCACCCATTGACCAGGCATACACCAAGATGCTGAACGACATCGTGCTGCTGATTGTCGGCGGCATCGGTGGCGTGGTGGGCAAGCGAGCTGTGGGGGCTGCTGCGCAGACGCTATCCCCAAAGCCCCCAGCGGCTGCGGCTCCAGTGCCACAGCCGCCAAGCCCGACACAGCCAAGCCCGACCCAGTCAAGCCTTCCTGACTTCAACTGGATGGGCTACAAGAACCCAGAGCTGGATGAGTCGTGGACACCTGGCCCACCGCCAACGACACCACCAGAACACCTTGAAGACGACGACGAGCGCGAAGTGCTGGCTGCCGCTCGTCAGGAAGTGAAGGCGTCCTGATGTTCGGGTTGCCTCTACCATGGGTGCTGGGTGGCGTGGCCGTGCTGACGGTCGCCACCTATTTCACCGGCCACCACAAGGGCTGGGCAAAGCGTGACGCTGAGATGCAAGTGGAGATCGCTCGCAAGAACGAAGAGTCACGCGCCAAAGAGCAAGAGATGGCTGGTGCCGTCAATGCCAAAGACGAAGAACTGAGAAAGGCCAATGATGTTGTCAACAAAAAACAAACTGATCTTGATCGGCTGCTTAGTGCTGGCAGGCTGCGGCTCCCGTCCGCAGGTTGTGTACAAACCCCCGCAGCTGCCGCCCCTGCCGCCGGAAATAGCGCAGAAGCGCGAGCCGAACCTGACCGACAGGCTGATCAAAATTCTGACGCCGAGCGAGAAACCATCAGACTCATTGCCCAGATCACAGCCGACGGAGACCGCGCGATCAACCAGCTCAACGCTTGCATCGACGCCTACAACGAAATAAGGAACATCGCCAATGCTCAACGCTGAACAACTCAAGCAGCTGCACATTGACCCCAAGTGGGTTGACCCGCTCAATGAAACCTTTGAGCGCTTTGGCATCCTGACACCTATTCAGCAGGCATGTTTCATTGGCCAGTGTGGCCACGAGTGCGGCAACTTCAGGATGCTGGAGGAGAACTTAAACTACCGCGCCGAGACGCTGATGAAGCTCTGGCCCAAGCGCTTCCCCACGCTTGAGTTTGCCAAGCAGTTTGAGCGCAACCCGAAGAAGATCGCCAACACGGTCTACGCCAACCGCATGGGCAACCGCGACGAGGCGTCTGGAGATGGGTACCGTTTCAGGGGCAGGGGTTGCATTCAGCTGACGGGCTCTGCGAATTACTACCACGCAGGCAAAGCCCTCGGCGTTGACTTCATCATGGAGCCCGACTTGGTGGCCACGCCGCAGTACGCCGCGCTGACAGCCGGGCACTTCTGGAACACCCAGAAGCTCAACGCCATCGCCGCGACGGGCAACCACGTGGCCCTGACCAAGAAGATCAATGGCGGCACGATTGGCCTTGATGATCGCATCAAGCACACCAACCATGCCCTCCAAGTGATTGGTCACTGAGCCGCGCCCAGTGCCTTGAGCCGCTGGCTGTAGGCTGCGGTGTGACGCACACGCTTGACGGTGTCAACCCGGTTGAGCGTGTCGGCGTTGGCCTCTTTGAACTCACGCAAGATCGTCATGCGCTCGCGCGCTGGTCGCTTGCCTGCCTTTGAAATCTTGTCGGCCACGTCCTCGTATGCGTCTTGCCACTCTTCAAGGGTGGCATGCACGCTGTTTGGCGTGTCCTTGCCGGGCACGAACACAGCGAACCCGTCGCCCACGGCCATCGGCTCCGGCACCCACGCGGCTACAAGATCGGAGATTTTTTCGGACACCTCCAGCTCTGGCTGCGGCGCGACCTCTTCGATCTCGACCACGTCGGTGCCAGGCATCACCACCGCCTCGACCGTGTCGGCCATCATGGTCTCAATTTCCACGGGGTTGCTGGTCTGCTCAATGGCAGGCTTGGCCACCATGTCCAGCGGGTTGCGCGGGGTGATGTCTTTGGGTTGCTTTGGCTTGGCCTCATCAGGGTAGTCCTGTGCCTCCTCGGCGGTGATCAGACCCTTGAGGACATCGGGGAACGCATCACGCAGGGCAAAGCCACGCGAGCGCATTTGCATCATGCGCTTGGGGTATGCCGTCCACGGGCCACCCTTGCCCCACAGGCCAGCGCGCTTGGCGTCCTCGACAGAGAACTTGGCCACCACCGGCTTGCGTCCTTTGCGCTTGGCCACGCACACGGCCACAGGGTTGGGTGTACCCTCGCCCTCGAAATACTCTTCGATGTCCTCGCACACTGGGCTGGCCTGCACCAGCGCCATGGCTGCGTCACCGTACACCGACGGCTTGCCGTTGATCACAGCGATGTTTTGCAGGGCTTGCATGGGCGCGAGGCCGATCTCATATCCCCATTGAACGCAGACCATGATGTCTTGGGGCTTGTTTTGGTATGCCTTGGGCACCATCTGGCTGCTGGCCAGCATCTCGCTGAACTGGATGGCTTCGGTGATGGTGGCCGGGGCAAAGCCTTGGCGATTAGTTACGGTAAGGGCTGACATTGTCTTCTTCCTCTTGAATGTAGGTGTACATGGTGGTGAAAATGAGCTGGGCCATGGCGTCAACAAACGCCTCGGCTTGCTCTTCGGTGGTGTCTGGGCTGGCATTGAGCAGCGCGACGACCGCTGTCTCGTATGCTTGTCTGATGGCTGGGCGTTCTGGCAGGTTCACGACAGCTCTTTCACGGTCAGGCTGGACTGGCGCACGCTATAGGCTGGCTTGGCCGGGACAAGGCGCTCGGCTGCTGCTTTGTAATTGCGCATTGGCCAGCTGATCACAGCGCTGCCAGCACGGCCACGCTCGGCATCGCCCAACATTTTTTTCAACTCGACCTCGGCTTTTGCGATGGCGTCCTCGGCCTCTCTGATGTCGGCCTTGGCCTGCAAGATCACGCCAGCCCACTGCTCGGCCTGAGATGGCAGCTCGACCTCTTCCTTGGCTGCAGCCTGCGGGTAGATGCGATCCAGCTCGCGGCTGCTTTGCGGTGGGTACCAGTCGATGGCCCCTGTCTCGCGGTATGTGTGCAGCTTGTGTTCAAACGCCACCACCGCCTTGACAATTTCTTTCTGGGTTTCGTGGTGCGGGGCGAACAGGAACACGCGCAGCTCAATGCCCTGATACAGCACACAGACCGCGCCCCATCGGTGGCCAGTGACCAGCATCTGGCCTTGCAGCTGGATTGGCCCACGCGCCAGGTGCGGGACATCCTCGGGCATCGCCTTGGTGAGCTTGGCTTCCAGCACGCCGGGCCCACTCAACACAATGGAGTCCTGACCGACCACAAAAATGCCCTTGTCTTCGTCAGTGAAGATCTCTTGGCCAAGACCGAACCCGACGCCGTCGAGCGAGCAAGACAGGGCGAAGCTGTCGTGCGTGTATGCCTTGTTGATATTGACATCAAACTCGGTGATGCCCAAGCGCTTGGCTGCTTCGGCCAAGATCACCGGCTCAAGGGTATTGCCCCAACCCATGGCCTCGTTGCCGATGTCGGGGCGCTCTTTGCCGTCAATGGCATTGATGCTGAACTGCAGCTCGTCATTGGGTGTGCTGTATTTGCTGAAGCCCATCAGACCTGGGAGTCTGCTGGCGCTCATCTCTTTGTCGTCGGTTAGTTTGCCTGCCATGGTTTGCCTTTCAAAATGTACTGTGCGATGTGCTTGTTGTTGACTTCGATTTTCTCGGTCACGATGTTGTGCCCCTGCTGGCGCAGCTCACCGATGCGAGCGGCGAGTCTAAAGCACCCGGCTTTGTTGAGCGCGTCAATCGCAGTGACTGGCCCCTGCTTGAGCATTGCGAGGATCTGTTCGCACTGGCTCATATGGCCCCCAGCGGGTTGAGCTTGGCCTTGATGCGCTCTTGGGTCTGGCGGCACGGCGGCTGCCACCCATGGCGCAGCCATGTGCGCACGACATCGGTCGAGGCCGACGTGGTGTAGGGTCTGCCGTTGACCAGCAGCTGAGATGGGACGGTGCGGCGGGGCTCCATGATCAACCCCTCCAAGCCAGCATGACGCCCATGCAGGCGAACAGGACGATGGTGGCCACGGCACACAGGCGATCTACGGTTTTTTCACTCATTGCTTTCTCCAAGTTTTTGCGCACTGGCAAAGGATTCGATCAGAGCTGCGCGCTTCTCTGCCGATTTTTTGTCGCGGCGCTTGAGCCACACGGGCCCGAACACCACGACAACGAACTGAACTGCTATGCCAACGCCAACAGCGATGGCCAACAGGACGGTGTGCAGCTCGCTCATGCGCGAGCCAAGATGTTGCTGACTTGGCTGGCATGCCAAGTGCTGCCGCCACGGGCGGTTTGAATGCCACGGCTGGACAGCTCGGCTGCGATCTCGCGCATGGTGCCAAACCCTTGGGCCTTGATCTTCTCAATGACCGGCAGCACACGGGCGGCGAAGGCATCAGCACGGGCCTGAATGCGCTCATTGCCAGCGGCGCTGCCCTTGCTGGGGTCTGGGCACCCGAGACGCACGCCACGGGCCTTGGCAGCCTGCAAAGCGGCCTTGGTGCGCTCGCTGATCTTGCGCGCTTCCCACTCGGCGAACACGGCAGACATCTGCAGCCATGTGCGGTCGGCTTCTGGCATGTCGGCACACACAAACGGCACGCCGGATTCAAGCAGGCCAGAGACAAAGTGAACATTGCGAGCAAGACGGTCGAGCTTGGCGATCACCAAAGTCGCCTTTGTACGCTTGGCGAGGCTCAAGGCGTGAGCCAGCTGCTCGCGGTCATTCTTGCGGCCCGACTCCACCTCGGTGAACTCGGCCACCAGCTCGGCTTGGCCGATGTGCTGGGCAACAGCTGCGCGCTGGGCGTCCAGACCCAAGCCAGACTGGCCTTGGCGGTCTGTGGACACGCGAAAGTAAGCGACGAATTTGGTCATGTCTGTCTCCTGTCAGGTGCCGTATGTGCCCCAAGAGGGCATGTCCATGGTCAGCTCTCTGGCCGTCAGGCACATCTCATGGTGCTGGATCTCGCCAGCCATGAAGCGGCGGTAGTCGGCCAGCGCGACGGTCAAGTCGGCCACCCTGCTCTTGTCCCAAGCAGTTGGGTAGTCCCGCAGGTGGCGCTGGAACATGGCCAGATTGAACTCAATGGTCTGGAGGTTGCGTTCGTGGCTGCTCATGTCAGGCCACCACACGGGTTGCGACCAAGCGGCCAAAGCAGTCATGCACAAAGGCTGTGTCGCTGCACTTGGCCAGCCATGCGAGGGCTTCGGTGCGCGACCATGCGCGCTGACGGGTGCCGAATGAGTCTGTGATCAGGTACATGGTCGGCTCCTATCAGGCTGTAGCAAGGGCGCTGACTGCGGCTTGCTTTGTTGAGAAGCCTGTGAAGAAGGCTGGGCCTTGACCGTAAACGCAGGTCACAACCCACTCTGCTTGGCTCTTCACGATTGAATACTGAACCAGGCGGCCAGCGATGTGACCGGTGAAGTAATAGATACCAGCGCCGAGGCGTGCGATCTTGTGTGTGTTTGTCATCGTCATCTCCTTGTGAGCGTCATCTGCTCGGTTGCGATGGAATGAATTATACACACAAAGCGATATCGGTCAACAACTACCCAAACAAACTATTTTCTAGGTGCTTACCCTAATAAACCAATAAATTTGCAATGCCCTCTGTTGCACCCGCTATCGCTGAGATATACTTCTGGGCATGGACACCAAACGAATCCCGTTCCTTGTGCGGTTACACAAGGACAGCCGCGAGCTGCTTACCAAAGCCGCTGAAGACCAGCGCCGCAGCGTCAGCTCAATCATTGACCAGTGCGTGCGCGACCAGCTGCAGACCAAGTACGGCGAGCTGACCCCACGCTTGCAGAAGTTCTTGATGGGGGCCAAGCAGTGAGAGTTCTGGTTGCTTGCGAGTACAGCGGCACCGTGCGTGACGCATTTCTTGATGCTGGCCATGAAGCCATGAGCTGCGACCTGACGGGCACTGACGCCCCCGGCCCACACTACCAAGGCGACGTGCGCGACGTTTTGCATTACCCGTGGGATCTGATGATTGCCCACCCGCCATGCACCCATTTGTCAGTGAGTGGCTCAAGGCATTTCGAGAAAAAGCGCCTGTCGGGTCAGCAGCAGGCAGCTGCTAGTTTCTTTTTGATGCTGGCGCGTGCGGACATTTCACGCATCGCCATTGAAAACCCGGTGTGTGTGATCTCCAGTTTGTGGCGCAAGCCTGACCAGACGATCCAGCCTTACCACTTTGGCCACGACGCCAGCAAGGCGACATGCTTGTGGCTCAAAAACCTGCCACCACTGCGCCCGACCAGTTTCGTCGAGCCGCGCATGGTGGACGGCAGGCCGCGCTGGGCCAATCAAACCGACAGCGGCCAGAACAAGCTGCCGCCCAGTGATGACCGCTGGAAGATCAGGAGCGTGACCTATGCAGGGATCGCCAAGGCAATGGCAGAACAATGGGGGAATTTGAAATGACACACAACGAAGCCACCAGGCTGCTCGACATGGCCAAGGATGGCCAGCCGATCCCCGAGGACGTGCTGACCGAGGCGCTTTACATGACCGGCGACGGCGCATGCTGGCGCGATCTGCCGTGCCCAGAGATTGAAGAGTTTGTCACCGACATGCGCAAGGCTGGGCTCTTATGAGCGCGACCGTTTACTTTGTGGTGTACGGCAACCCAGTTGGCAAGGGCAGGCCACGGGCCACCAGCCGGGGCGGCTTTGTGCGCATGTACACCGACGCCAAGACGCTGGGCTTCGAGTCAGCTGTGGCCGATGAGGCACGCATCGCCATGCGCGAGTGGCAGGCATTTGACACGCCCATGCAACTGCAGCTGTCGGCCTACTACCCGATCCCCAAGAGCTGGAGCAAGAAGAAGCGCCAGATGGCCATGGACGGCGAGATCCACCCGCAGGTCAAGCCCGACCTCGACAACGTCATGAAGGCCGTTCTGGACGCCATGAACGGGGTGGTCTACGCCGACGACAGCCAAGTGATCAACATGGTGGCCACCAAGCGCTACAGTTCCGACCCTCGCGTCGAGGTTTATTTGCATGAGGTATTGAAGTGAAGCCAATCAGTTTGACAGGCACGCCGCGCAACGCGCAGCCACTGCGGTTCTGCGACAAGTGCGAGATCAGGCAGCCGCCAGAGGGCGGAGTGCAGATGCGTGTTGGCCGTTGGTACTGCGCCAGCTGCTGGCTTCGGCGCAACCACAAGGAGCAAAAGAAATGACCAGAGAAGACATTATCCGTATGTCGAGGGACTCAGGAATGGAACTATATGGCCTTGGAAAGAACAGAGAAAGGTTTGTCCACTACCTTCAGGAGTTTGCCGCCCTTGTTGCCGCAGCAGAGCGTAAACGAATTAAAGAAGAAAATCAACGCTGCTATGTAGCAAGGGGACAAGCATGACACAAGATGAAATCATTGAGATGGCGATGCAGGCTGGCGGTACTGTTATGGCCGTTTATTCGCCTGACCTTATGCGCTTTGCCAAACTGGTAGCAGCCAAAGAACGTGAGGCGTGTGCGAAGGTGTGTGAAGCCGGAGTTGACTATGAACACCCAACAGTTAAAGGGCACATCATGGAAAACTTTGGTCACTCTCGTCTTTTAGCCAAAGCCATCCGAGCAAGGGGACAAGCATGAGAAAGCGCAGCAAGTACAAGCCACGCCCAGTGCTGGCCAACCCCGTGCAGTGGGTTCTTGGAGGCTTTCAGCCCATGCGTGAGAACGAGCATGCCATCGGGCTCAAGATCAAGAACCACCAAGCCATGTTCGACATGACCAGCGGCGATGCCAACAGAGACAGCGTTGACCTGCTGATCGCAGCCATGAACATGGCCGAGGGTCTGGCCATTGTGAACCCCGACAAGCTGGGTGCGCACCTGTCGGCAGAGATCAGGGCGGCACAGGACGCGCTGCACGCCATGGGCAAGCGCTCGCTGGCCAAGGGTGTGTTCCGGTTCACAGGCCCAGAGATGCAGGCCATGAACGTCGGCATGGACATCCACGACCAGCAGCTGGACACCTGCAACATTGCCGAGCTGGACGAAGCAATCAAGCTGGTGCAGAAAACCATCATGGCCAAGAAGGCCAGAGCCATCGCGTGATCAAGAGACCGTTTAAGCCATGGTATCCAAAGCACACAGGGCCGCTGGAGCCCGACATGACCATCATCTTGATGGGGCACGCACGCGAGCTGCTGACCACTTGGGAAGTCACCAAGGACAAGCAGCTGGTGGACAGGCACCTGGCCACAATGGACAAGCGCCATGGCAAGGGAGCCGAGGAGCGGGTGCGGCAGTACATGAGACAGGTGGCCAAGCATGAGCGCTGTGCCTGACAACATCGTGCCATTTGCGCTGCCCAAGAAGCCGCGCATCAAGGAGAAGGACGCGCCGCCAGACCAGCGCAAGGTGGCCATTCTGCCCATCAGAGCGCTGACCGACGAGCGCCTGACCGATGGCGCGTTCAGGGTGCTTGGGCTGCTGTGCAGTTACTGCAACCGCGCAGGCATCACATGGGTGAGTCAGAAGCGCTTGGCCGAGGACATGAAGACCAGCCGCCAGAACATCACCAATCAGGTGGCCAAGCTCAGAGACGCTGGCTACGTCGAGATCATCCGCAAAGGCTTCAGAGGCGAGCGCTGCAACACCCTGCGCGTTGTCTTCGATCCCAGTCTGACAGCAGAGGACGCCATCGCCATGACCAGCAACAAGGAAGACACCAGACCGCCAGCCATCCGTGAGGAGCAAGAGCGCGAGGCGTCAGAACAGATTGACCGTGAGGGTCAAGCCAGGATCGCCAAGCTCGTCAGAGAGGCGCTCAAACAACCACCCAAGAAGGAGTATTCGATGCCAACCAAAGGCGACACCAGAGCAGTCAAAGAGGTCAAAGAGGCCATGCAAAAGGCAAGAGCCAAGCGCTCAAAGTCTGTGGACAAGCCAGTGGATAACCATCAGTCCATTGGAAACCGTGCAGTGTCCAATGAGAGCATTCCAGAAGTGTCCAATGAAGCGCTCCATAGGCAACCAATAGGACACTCTCCAGTTTCCTATAACTCCAGAGAACATATAGTTAATAAGGAGTTAAAGGTAATAGATAAACAAGTAACTAATAAATTAAATACAGTTCTGGGAAATCTTGAAGTGAAAGAATTTGATGAATTGATTGACAGTGGATTGAAGCCAGAACAGATCGAAGACGCGCTGGCCACACTGCTGCCGCTGTTCGCAGCCGAGGGTCTGAAGCCGTCAAGCCGGGTGCTGGTTGACAGTATCCGACAACTGCACCGGGATGCCAAATGATCCAAGGCATCAGGAAGGCACCTAATCGGGCCAGCAAGGCACCGATCAGCTGCGGCCAAGGGCATCGTAGCGGCCACAGCATTCAGCGCGTTGTAGAGCCTGTAATCCGTCCTGTCCAGATCGCAGACGAACGTATGGGTTCTGTACAAACCGAGGGGGCTGTCGCGACGTGTCCCCAAGGAGCCGACAGCCAACCATATGCGCGCAGGCATGCGATCACGCGACACACGCCCGACGACGCGCCCGGAACGCGACCACTTTCCCCCTCCCCCCTACCGGTGCGCTGGTGGGGGTCACTCACAATTTTTCCCAGCCAATTCGGCTAATTTGTAAACTTGCCAATCGAAAGGATTTTTATGGCATACGAAATGAGACCAAGCAGCGGTTCGCTTTTTAAGAACAATGACAAGCGTCCTGACAAGAAAGACCCGGATGTGAAGGGCAAGATCATGCTGCCTGATGGCACGACTCACTGGATCAGTGGCTGGACAAAGGCGACGACAGCTGGCGAGAAGTGGATCTCGCTGCAGATCGGCAACCCTGTGCAGGGTGCTGGCAAACCGGCGGTGGCACCGTTGGACGCGCACAATGCGGCCAAGGGCAATGCGTACATTGCTGACGACGACTCGGACATTCCGTTCTGATGGCCACCCGTAAGCCGCCGGCTCAAATCCCCAGCGTGGCTGGCTGGGGTGGGACGCGCTCGATTGAGCGCCGTCTTGAGCGCTCTGCGACCCTTGCTGGCAACAAAGAGGCTGTGGCCTATGCGTTGCTGTGCATGGCGAACACGAAGATCACGGACATCATGACTTGGGACGAGGCTGGCAATGTGAGGGTCAAGCCCTCGCACCAGATCCCGGAGCATGCGCTGACGGCGATCAAGAACATCAAGGTCAAGTCTGACCGGGATGGCAACAGCACATTGGAGATTGAGCTGTACGACAAGGTGGGGGTGCTGCGGATATTGGCCAAGGCCAGTGGTTTGCTGGACAGCCCTGAAGAGTCAGACAAGCCGAGCGTGATTGGCATCACGGTGCAAGCGCCTGACGGCTCGGTGAGGGTAAAGGACGACGGCCATGATTAAATTCAAGATCGGTTTGGCGGTGGGGTTGTGGGCGGTGCTGCTTGTGCTGGTGCTGGGGTATGCGCCCCGCACTGAGGGCAAGCGCATTGACTGCTCGCAGGCTGACTATCACCCTGACTACACGGCTGAGATGCGTGAGCAGTGCCGTCTGATGCGCTCGGGGAGGCTGCTGTGAGGAACGTCAGCGGGTATCTCACTGACGACGGGCGGTTCTTTCAAGACAAGAAAGAGGCCGAGGCGCATGAGCGACTGCTTGGTGTGAACAAGCTGATTGAGCAGTTTGTC